AGACTTCATGGTAGATTCATCGGTAATTAGAGGCGAAGGCGTTGGACTGTTAATCCGTTGGTCGCTGGTTCGAGTCCGGCCCGGGGAGCCACTTTCAGACGCCTTCGTCTCTAAGACACTTAATGATTTCTGGCAGAAAGCCGCCAGAAAACAACAACAGTCTTAGAGGGGCTTATGGCGTCCACTATTCAGCACACGAGCGTCCTGACCGAGCGGCCCACCGCAGAGCATCCCCCGATCCCGCCCGGAACGTTCGGGATTCTCGTTGCGTCGCTGCTATTCGCGGCCCTGATCTTCGGATTCATGGCCGCGGTACACTGGCTGGGCAAGACGCCGGCTCCCCCTGATCCGGAGCCTGCCCCCGATCCCGAGCCCGATCAGGAGTGGGCGCACTATCCGCAGCCGGACGATAAGTGATTCTGTGAATTGCGCGAAAGCGCTACCGAGCAGGCGGGTTCGAGTCCCGCTCGTTGGCCGAGATCAGGTGAAAGACCAGGGGCAGGACCTGGGCGTCAGAGATGACGTGGGAGTTCTTCGCCGAGACCGAAGAGGCCCGGAGGTCGGGGAAACTCGACCTTCGTTACTTCAGTGATCTGAACGGGAGCTGAGCAGTGACACTCGCAAAAATTCTCGGCCCGAATGGCGAAGTCTGGGCAACAGCGCCGGACGATTCGTGGTTCCACCGTGACGAACCCTGGCCCGCAGTCGGTGATCTCGTTGAGGCGTGCTGGGCTGGTCGTGCGCAGCAGGGAACAGCCGGCCAATTTGGCTACGGACGGGTGCGGCTAAAGTGGACTGACGGCCACATGAGCGAGTGGGTGAACGAACGCGGCGATGACCTGCTGTTCAGCCCAGACTTCTGGCGAACCGCTCCTCAGGAGTCAGAGAAGCTTCCCGAATAGCTTCCGTGGATCGACTCCTAGCGCATTCGCATAGTCGATGAACTCCAGCACGTCGAGCATGCGCTCTCCCCGCTCGACGTACGAAACGAAGTTGTCGCTGCGCTTGAGGCGATCGGCAAGATCCTGCTGAGTCAGCCCGGCCTTGAGTCGGGCATCCCTCAGCGTCGCTCTCAACGTGTTGTGGCGCTTGCTGTAGCGTTGGTTCAAATGGTCGGTCCGCCGCGAAGGGACCGACGCTTATAAAGCCCAGGTAGGTGATTCCCGGTTTTGGGGAATGGCGTTCCTGTGGCACCCTTCGCCCTGATTCTGGACGGACGGGAGCAGACGGACGTTGCGGCGCATCACGACTTACAGGCGCAAGCACAAAGCAGAGCTGGGATCGGTGCTCAGGCCCGGGAAGCTGCCGCGGGTCGAATGCACCTGCGAGGAGTGCGGGCGCTGCTACCAGGATAGCGAGCAGCACCCCGAGGACGAGCGGCTACTGTGCCCGCGGTGTCGGCGGGAGGTGGATCAGGATTAGCCCCCGGCTCGCTGGCGATCAGCCTCTGCTCGAGCAGCGTCCCGAATTGCCTTGCCGAGCGCGCCAAGCTGATCAATATCAGCATCGTTCACTTCCCGGCCTTCGTTCTTTGCCTTCAGCATCAGCTGCTGATACGCCAGAGCCTGCTGAAGTCCTTGCAGCACCAGCTGCGCGATGATTGCCTCGTAGCTCATTGGCGTGACTCCAGTTCGGCGGTGAGCATCTGCAGTAGCTGTATCGTGATCTCCAGCCTGTTCTCGGCGTCGGCCGGGTTCGCCGCATAGACGCTGCGGGCCAAGTTGATCGCTTGCTGTGCGTCCTCAGCGCGGTCCGTATAGCGGTCCGACTCGTCAGGCGTGATCTTGTGAGCCTTCAGCAGCGTGAGCACGGCCTGGCTGGCGGTGTTGACGGTCGCAGTCGCGGCCAGCGCGCGCTCGTTAAATGTTTGTGGCGCCTGAACACCCAATACTCCACAGCCGGCGATCAGCGCCAATAGAACAAGGGCGCTACACGCCCGAATCTTGCGAACCATCGTCCTCTCCTTTCGGCGCAGGCAGCGCCTGAATGTGTCGAATCACCATGGCGAACAGGCCGATCAGCGATAGCACTCGGCCGGCTGACTCTGGGCTCAGCCACGACAGCAGGACATCGCTCTGAGCCTGGATTTCTCCAGTCACTACCAACAGCAAGCCGCCTGCGACGATGGGATCGCTTAGCCGGGCTTTCAGATCTTTGAACGTCATATCGCCTCCTCGATGAATTCCGCCACTCGGTTGGACCAGCCGGCAGCGAACACCGATTGGCTGGGATCTTTGGTGATGATCTGGCCGTAGAAGCGCACGCGGGCGGCGCACAGGCGCGCGTAGAGCGCAGCAGGCGTCATGCGATTTACCGCCGCCTCAGTCTTTGGCCCAAGGTCACCATCCGGGAAGACGCGCGCGGCGAGCTGTAGCAGCTTCACCGCCTGGCGCGGACCGTGATTCACAGCACAGTCAACGGCGAGCGCGCGGACCTTCGCATCGATGACCTTATGCAACCGCGGCTGGATGATGTAGCGCTCGCGGTAGATCTCGCGGGCTTCGGCCTCGGTGAGGGTCTTCACGTCATCCGCAGTTGTTGGCCGGCCTCGCCAGTCGGTGAGCGTCTTCAGCGTAACGCCATATTTCGTGGCGCCCCCACGATCGGCGGCCAGATCGACATACCCGCCTTCACGCCGGAGGATGTCTTCGATAATTGCTTCAGGACTCACGGTTCTTCCGCCTGTAATAAGCGTATGCGGCACTCGATGCGCATATCGCCGCGATCAGCGAAATCGCCGTCAGCACCTGATTGACCACCGTCAGCGAGAAGCCAACCAGCACCCACGATCCAGCAGTGCCGGCTGCGGCGACGGCTTCCCCTACCATTCGTTCCTGAGTCACGGATGTTTCCTATTAAGTAAAATCGCTAGATTGATGCGGCAAACAGGACTACGCTCGTTGGCCTCGCAACAAACGGACTTTCCAATGCTCAAGCGGATCATTCTCGCTGCGTCCCTACTGGCATCCCCGCCCCTGTTGGCCGCTGAAATACAAACGTTCGCACCTCGCGTACTACAGGACGGGTCGCGCATTTGGGTCTACACAACGACCGTGCCCGGTCCAGAAGCCCGGCTGATCGATCAAATCTCGCAACACTTGGCTCGCGCTCAGTGGTGCCTTGATGGCTGGGAGATCACCAATCGCACCGATGGCGGCGGAACCCTAGTCGTTGAAGGGCGCTGCAAACAGGAGAGAACCTAAGATGGAATGTTCCTTATTCGCGCTCATCGCCTGCTTCAGCTGGAGCAATCTCTATCTCGACAATGAGATCAGCTTCCAGGACCGGTCTGTGCCGTACCACTACTGGCGAGATGTCAGCCCGCCGCCGAGCGCGACAGGCGCGGTAGAAACGGCCTACCTCTCAACGATCGGTAGCGAGAGCCAGAACCCGTACTATCGGGGCGCTATCGGGTTGAAGATTCCTTTCCGGACAATCGACCTATCGGCCGAGGTGTTCCACGATTCGTCTATCTCGTCTGATCGGGATCGCGGGGTGAACGGCTTGGCGATCCGGGCGACGTGGTTTCCGTTTCGGCGTTGACTTGCGCTCTCAACGTGGCGATGTCTTCTTCGAGTCGCTGCAACTGTGGATCAGACGCGGCCAGCATCTCTCGCACTCGCCGGTGTTGCCTCTCCTCAAGTTCGCGAATCTGCTGCTTGATTCGAAGATCATCTGCCTGATTTAACTCGGCCTTAGACATCCACCGCAATTCGCTCTTGATCCACACCGCGCCGGCGTCTGGCCTCGCGTCGTCTGCCTCAATCCGCTCCCCAGTCTCTGGGTCTATCCTGTGCAGGCGGCAATCAGCATCGCCACGGTACAAGCCTTCGCCGCGACTCAACTGCTTCTCTGCGTCCGCTTCCGGGAGATCGAACCGAGCGCGGATCGCCCCGGTACTCTGGTCGTACACGCAAAAGATCATCTGTAGTTTGACTCCACGCGAAGGATACGATTGTTCACGCGCACTCCAGAACAGGCCGACGATCCGTTCTGATCTTGCCAGCACTGCAGCTTCGCGGTGTATGTAGTACCACCAGTAACGGCCGCTTTCGCTGTCAAGGTTATCGGCAGGTGAAACCCGAGAAGACTAGTGCCACCAGATGTGATATCGACAAGTCGCTTTAAATCAAGCGCTGACGAATCGATCATTATTCGAATGTATGTGCGTGATGCTGCGCCCTCGCCTTCATAGAGCTCTGCTTCACACGACGCTGTTATTTTTGCCTCACCAGTAACCGAAGGAGTGAACGCAATTGTGAGGATATCAGTGATCACATCCCCTGGGTCAAGAAGTCCAGGGATCGTTAGAGTAGCCGCGTTAACTGTCTCGCCAATCGGCGATGTCGTCGCATTCGGCTCAATCCCCGGCGTCCCCACCGCCTCCAGCGACGTGCCGGGGCCGAAGTGCAGGGAGTTGACCGCGGCGCCTGGGGTGTAGAATGAGGCGTCAGCGTAGAAGACCTGACTCGCGTGACCCAGCGCGTGGACCTGAATTCGGTCCCGATAGAACCGGACGTTCAAACCATCGTAAGTGATAGCAAGCTCGGACTGGGTCGTGTATCCGCCCGCAATGTTTGAAACGGTGGCGGTCCCGCTCTCGTAGACATCCAACGTTCCGTCTGCTTGGCAGTAGAACGCATAGTCGAGGCCAGAATAATTCTGGTCGGTCGCCGGGTCCGTATTCAGGCCAACCATTAGATCTATGCCGGTCTGGTTCGGCTTGAACTTGACGTGACATACGGAATACGCATCGATGCTATAGATATCGGAGTCCCATGCGGATGAACCGCCGCTCTTCCTCGCGGTGGTGACTCCAGCGATGCAGTTCCCGCGAGCAATCCAAGGTGACGGCGTCACCGCATTCAACGGACCGAACTGCAGCGCGCTGATGCGGCCGCCGGGCGTGAGGAACGACGAATCCATGAAGAGCGTGAGGTTCTGCACCGGAACCTGTCTCTGCAACGCGCCGCCTTTGAAATATTTTATCAGCTTGCCGTCATACCTAACTTCGAACACTGTACTAGTCGTGTACGAGCCGATGCTCCCAATGCTGGCGCCGCTCTCAAATATGAAGGCTTCGCCTGTCGTGCTGAGCGCGATGCCGTAGTCGATGCCGGTGTAGTTCTGGTCGGTAGTCGGATCGCTATTCAGCCCGACCATTAGCTCGCAGTTGGTTTGATCTGGACGGAAGGTAACGAAGCAGCCGTTCGGATATTGGTCGGGGCTGTAGACATCCGAGTCATAAGCGCTCGACCCGCCCACCTTTCTCGCTACGTCGCCGAGGATCTGACAGTTACCGCGCGCAATGAACCGAGCAAACACTGTGCCGCTGATGCCGCCCGTCGACGACGACGGCATGAATGCCGATGTGACGTTGCCTCGCCGTGAGCGCACCCAGTAGTAGCGAGTCACGCCTCCCGTGAGCTGATGCCGGTACGTGCTTCCGCCGACTGAATCGACCAGCGTCGCGCCAGTGCGGTCATTCGTCAGCGCCGCGTAGATCTCGACGACATCGAAGCTGCCGGCCGGCGGCATGCCGATCGTGAGCGTGTTCTCGAGCTGGCCAGGGCTGACGGTCAGGGACGTTGGCGCAGGCGGACGCGACTCTTCGTCCTGCGCGGGCGTCTGCGTCTCGGGGATGTACTGGATGCGGTGAGCGTGGTTCGAATGATCCGCGCCGGAGATCAGCGCCTCATCCAGATAGCCTGCGCCCGGTTCCGGCCACTGCCCACTGTTGATATCGACGTATGCGAGAGGCCCGCGACTCGGCAGTAAGGACCCATTGATCGGCACGGCTCCACACGCAGCAACAAACTTTCCGCCACCCAGGTCTGGAATGGAGATGCCAGAGCCATCCAACAGCAACAGCAGCGCGCCCGGACTGCCCGATCCACCAGCGCCTGGATAAATGGTGTATCCGAAGAATGTGACAGTTGAAGTTGCCGGGGAGCCGCCACCGGAAAGATTGATGCTGCCGGATGCGCCAAACGAAAGTCCGCGACAAATGATGGCCAGCCCCGCGCCGGAATTGCCACCTGTGCCGCCGACGCTTCGAACGGTTGGCGTGCCACCGCCACCATCCCGCGATTGCAGCTTGCCGCCACCGCCGCCAGACGTACCACGAAGGTCCGAGGGAATGCCGACCAGCGAGGTTCCGCTGACAGTCAGATCCAGATATGGAAACGCCGTGTTGGCGCCCTGTGTGATCGCGCAGCCAACCGTGCCAACCGTGCTGACTCGGCCACCCTTGATCTCAACGCCATCCATGCCGCGGCTATTCCCGATGTATCCGGGCGTGCCGGCTTGCACCGTATCGAATCCGGCCGAGTCAGCCACGCCCGTCTTGCCACGCCCGACGCCATCGATGTCGCCGTTGACCGTGAAGAACCCAAGCACGCGGATCTGCACGTTGTTGTTGACGGTCAACGTCGCGCCGTCGGCGAGCTCCAGGTCACCGGGGTAGTAGTAGACCGCCCCGCTCGCGTTCATATCCGCGTTGCCGGTGAGATTGTATGTCCCCGGCTGGATCACACCGACGCCGCCGACATCCACGATCGTGCAGACGGTGTTGAGGTTGACGCCGGCCGCGGTATAGAAGCCATCCGGCAGCGGACTCGCATCCGTCGTCGGCGCATTGACGCTCGCGCGGCCAGTTGACCCGAACAGAGACAACACCACATTGCCGGTGTAGAAGTCCTCAACCTTCTGCTGGATCTCAAACGAGCGATCGATCGACGCACCAGAGCCGGCGAAGTCGCGCACATTCGGCAGGCGAACGCGAACGATGTCGCCGACCTCCAGGCGGTTGAGCGACGGAAGGACCGTGACCTCTATCGTCTCCGGTGAGTACGTATAGCGATCTCGAAGCGCATCGATGCGCTTGGCCACCATCGCATCCGTATGACGCGAGCCGTGCAGCCCTTTGAACTTCAGTGTCTTGCTGACAGCGCGATTGTTGATGGCTACAGACGCGCCATCGGCGTATGCCTTGCTCCGCGTGTATTCCTCACCGTTCCAGTTCCAGTCCACGCGAAGCACGTTGAACATGCTGTCCATCTCGTGCTTGAGCGCAGACCACGAGACGCAGTTGTTCTCGTTCAGCTCGACGACGTATGGCGCGTCGGCGAGAATGTGATTCATCTTGCGGATACCGATCGTTCCATCCGAGTAGATGATCGGGTAGCAGCCGAGCAGCTGGTACAGTTCGCTTTCCAGGAATTTCTTGCCGTCCGTCTTCGTCAGGCCGGCGAAGCGCGCGACGACGCCCGCGGTGTCTGAAGTCGGATCCCATAGATCCGTGCCCAATCCTGTGAAGTCGCTCAGTCGCACCCAATCCGGATCAATGCCAAGGTGCCAGTGAGCCGGAAGCGTTGCGCTGTCGTTGTACAGATCGCCGGTCAGGATCGCGTAGATCAGTTTCGCCAGCGGCAGCTCAAGATAGATGTACTCCTCAACCTTCGGCCGGCGATCAGCATCGGTTCCTGAATCGACCTCATGCGCGACTGCCAGGGTGTTGAGCACGCCACGAGTGCAGCCGGTGAAGGAGTCCGCAGTCTTGCCGGTGTAGCGGATGACCTCGTCATCGATCTTGATATATCCGACGGTGCTGCTTGGCCCGTCTGAGTACGATGGCCCGTGGAAGACCGTCGAGAATTCCGATGTAACATAGACCGGGATGGTCGTGGCTGACGCGCTGACGGTATCCCTCAGTGTCGTCTTCTTCGGCTCGAAGATGTCCTTGCGCTGCTCGCGCGTGATGTCCCTGCACTGGATGCGGTAGACACCATCATCGAAGTCAGGCTCAGCCAGGACCTGCGTTTGAAACCGTTGGAAGGCTGTAAAGTCCATGCCTTCATAGCCAACATACAGTCGGCACTCTCTGCCGCTCAGGCCCTCGCCGCCCTGCAGCTTCGACCGGAACTCATCCGTCAGCTGTGCCTCAAGGTCGACCGCCTCGAACGACATCGCGCCAATCTCGGTGCGCCCTTCGTCAGGAACGATCTTCTGCGACAGTGCCGCCGTGCCGCGGAGCGCGCCGTCGATGACAACGCCCGGCACAGTGGTAATGCCCCTGTGCGACGTGATGTAGATGCTCGCCACATCGAAAATAATGGCGACAACAAAGCGAGGGGATTTCTGCGGAGCGACGTTCGCGCTGTTGAACGTGACTGTGTCAGCTCTCATACCGCACGCACGCTGATCTGAGTCGTGTACCAGTCGCCGCGTTCAGAACCCACGCGCATGAACTCCTGCAGCGTGTAACCGTCGTCGGCGCGCTTCACGGTTGTGAACTCGGCTTCGGTGCCATACAGGCGCATATCGAACGCCTCGCCCGATTCTGTGGAGTCAAGGAACTCGACCAGCTGGTCCAGTAGGTCACCGTTCACCGGCTGGAACGTGATCGTCCATTGCCGGTCGGCCTTGTGATACAGCGTCTCGGTCGCGCCGCCCCGGGCGCGCACGCCGGTCTTGTCGACGCTGCGCGATCGCTGTTCATTCGACAGGCCGATCTCCAGCATGTATTCCTGATCGATGATGTGATCGGGCAGCTGAGAGCGCTTGCAGGTGTAGCGAAAATCAGCCACCGAGGATCTCCTGCGCTTGGCGGCTACCGGGGCCAAAGATGATCACGTCGCGCCCATCCGTAGCCTCGCGCAGGCCGGCCGCAATCTTGTCGATGACACGATCGTCCACTCCGAAGTTGCCGGTGACGATCACCTGAATCGAACTCTGAGATTCCGCACCGTACTGTTGAGCCACATCCGGCGATGTCGTGACATAGCCCGGGTTCAGCGCAGACCCGATCGGAGCACGACCGCCGCCCGATGTGACATCGGCGATCTGCAGCGCGCCCGTTGCAGCGATGAGACCAGCAGCAAGGCGACCCTGCGCCAACACGGAAGCCTTCGCCGCTGTGGCAGTCGCGATAGAAGCCGGGACGCCGGGGATCAACTGCGATGCATATGCCAGCTCGGCCGCGATCGTGTTTTGCATGAGCAAGCGCTGGATCGCTAGCGCCTTCTCGAAAACAATCGCCGCGATAGCAAACGCCTTGTTCTTCGCGCCGAGCGCTTGCAGAAGCCCGAGCGCTGCGTTCTGCGTCGTGGCCTTCGTGTCGAGAATCGCTTGCTCAGCGCGTAGATTCAGGTCGACACGAGCCGCAGCGGCGTCGCGCTCAGCCTGATTACGGAGGTCAAGTTCCGCCGTGAATGCTTGAGTAACTTCCCTGAAGATTGCCTTCTGCTGCTCGGCCGCTGCCCTGGCAGCTTCGTTCGCTATATCGAACTGCTGCTCTTGATCCAGGCCAATGCCTGGCCCGACCGCCAGGCCGCCACTGGCTGACGCCACCTGCGCGGCTTGGGCCGCCACGGCGGCTTCTGCTCGGGCGCGGGAGGATTCAAGGGCATTGACGATCTGCTCTTGGATCTGCGCTATCGATTTGATCTTGCCGAGCGATTCTTCAGCGGCTTGAAAGTTCGCCTCAGCTGAAGCCCGTATCGAGCCAGTGGAAGCCTCGACAGCCCGGTCAAGCTGCTCCCTCAGCGCTGGGTTGAAAAGGAAACTGGGATTGGCAAGGATGGCGCTCCCGCGAATGATGATCTCATTCAGGTCCGCCCACGTTTTGTTGACGAATCCAGCCAGACCAAAGAACGCCGACTGCAGTGAGCGCATGGCATTCAAGCTGATCTCGAACGCAGTCACCAAAGTGGCGCCCGTGATCCGGCCCGCATCGGAGAGTGCATTCAGATTTCCGGTTGCCTGCACAACGCCTAGCGAAAAATCCTCAATGAACGGGGCTAGCCCCGATGAGAACTGCTGAGCCGCACTCTGGGTAATGATGGCCAGTCGACCAAATGAATCATTCGCGGCTTCGATCTGTTTGATGCTGACTCGGTCCAGCGCGAGCCCAAGGCGCTCTGTGAACTCCGCCGCCTCGTCGAGCGCAGGAGCACCGCCTTGAATCAGGGCGAATGACTCCTGAGCGCTCCGCCCCATGAGCGCATTCGCCGCCGCCAACTGCTCGGACCTATTCGCAAGCCCGTTGATCGCCTCCGCGTATGTACGAAACAGCTGATCAGGCGACAGCCGCTGCAGATCCTCAACTTCGAGACCGAGCAGCTTGATGTACTTCGCCGCCTCACCGGTTCCAGCCGCGGCTTCGCCAAGTCGCTTCTGCGACTCGGTCAAAAGCTTGTTCGCCTGCTCAAGACCGACGCCAGCCTCAGCGGCGGCGATCTGAAACGCTTTGAGCTGCTTCGTCGTCAGCCCGACCTTGTCGGCAGCCTTGCCGAGTTCGTCGGCCGCGTTAGCCGCGCTCTTGATGAATGCACCAAGCGCGCCGACGCCGAGCACGCCCAATGCCGTCTGCGCGACATCCTTGAGCTTTCCCAGGCCAGTTTCGACGCCTTTGACGCTGCTGTTGACTTCCTTCAACTGCTGCACGAATCGCAGCGTAGTCGCAGTGAAATCAACGTTTACGGTTCCGGCGCTTGCCACGTTTCTTGGTCCTCAAATGTTCCCGCTGCTCATCGGTCAGCTGCGGTTTATCTGGTGCTGCTTTCGTCGTCACGTAGAGCTGCTCAGCGCGCAGCATCGGCGGACGCTTGCCTCCCTTCGGAACAGGGATGGTTGAGCGCACGGCGTTGACGATCTCCTGCGTGGAGATGCCGAAGCGGTAGTTGTCGATCGGGTAGCCGAATGGCTCTAGGTCTGCGTACTTAGTCCACTTCGTGAACTCGTACGAACTCATCACTTCCTTCCACTCTTCGACAGTCCTCCCGCCGAGAGTGAGCGCGAGCCGGAACCAGAACAGTTCTTCCGGCTCGCTTAGGAGTTTTTTTCTGCAGCCTCCGCAGATGCTTTGCTTAAGCCAGAGACTTCGAACAGTTTGAGAACGATCTTCTGCAAATCCTCGCCGTCCATGTTCGCGACATCTGCGATGTCCTCCGGCTTCTCGAGATCGAACTCCAACTGTCCGGTCTCGTGGCACAAACAGAGAATCGCGATCTCGTGTGTCGGCGCGGCCTTTGGTTCGTACTTGGCGACGAGATCCAGATACGCCGCTCGGCCAGAACCGGTGAGGGCTCGAATATGGACCTTGCCGATGCTGATCTCGACGGGATGAACCTTCGGCTTCGAAGCTCGCAGCAGGTCACGAGTGCTCATGCGTAAGTCACCGTGTCAGCGCCGTCCTGAGTGATGGTCCAATCAGCGCGGAACGCTTCGGGATCGTCGGAAGCCTCAAGGGCCTGCTCCGCGTAGTTGGATACGAATCCTGTAAACTGCACGATGCGCCCGTTCGGGTACACGACGCGGTAGTTCCTGAACCGGCCGCCAGCAACCTCCGCGTCTGACAAGAAGTCGTTGTGAACAGCCTCATCGTCATCGACGACATAGTTGCCCTGCCACTGCTTGTCGTTAACCTTGCCGCCTACTGCGCGGCGCACAGCGTCATTCAAGATGTTGAAGAACGCCGAAGTCAGCGACCGCGGCGCTGGCGTCACAGCCCCAAGTAACGGGACTTCGCGCATCGTGTCGGATGAATGCGCCGGAAGGCCGGCCGACGAAGTTGCAGACGCGGTCCCCATGTAGAGGAACGCATTGGAAGACCGGGAAAAGTAACTCACCGTTGTGGCCCTCAGAAATGAAAAAACCCGCTCTAGGCGGGTTCAGGGATCGATGCGTGCGCGACAGTTAGCTGCTGGCGCCGATGATGATGATTCGGTAAGTGACGCTTGTGCCGCTGGAGCTGTTGGCAACGGTCAGCAGGTCCCCAGTGCTTGCGGTGACCGCGACGCCAGTCGCGCCGGGATCGCCCCACTCGAACTTGCCCCCCGGTGGAATTGACACGCCATCGCTGGCAGCCATGAATATCCCCGCGAGGCCATTCGATGCTGGCCGCGAAAAGTTCACACTATTGGTGTTGTTCGCGCTCGCGGTGATCTTGATGTACTTCACGCGCGCGAAGATCGCCGAGCCCAACAGGCTGGTGAGCGACCCAGATAGATCAAGGTTCTCGGAACCGCTCGCTGCAATGGTGCGCTCATCAGACCACTGCAGATTCGCTTGGCCAGCACCAGCGCCGTCGGTGTATGTGAGCGTCGATTCCTCATTCACTCTTGCGGTTGCGGACTCAAGGTCACCGACTCCGGTCTGCCTGATAGCCACGCTAGACTTGATAACTGCGGAAAGAGCCATTGCATTTACTCCAAGATGTCAGGGGTGTTCTCAGCAGTCACATACGTGACGATGTACAGCAGGCGAACGACGCCGATCTGATCCTCGCCCTCGCCGCTCAACTCCTTCGCGGTGGATCGAAGCTGGGCCGGTACTGTGCGCTCGCCAATCGTGATCAGGTTTGACATGGCGACCTCGATCTCCAACGAGATCTGGTCGAGCACATCATCGATGTCGTCGGATACTTTCGCGTGGCCCTCGATGAGCAAGGGGCAGTCGCGCTTGAACAGGGGCCTTTTGCCGGGCGAGCCGAGCGTGACCTTGGTCACGACCTCATCGTTGCCAGCGTCGCCGGTGAACACCGACAGCGACGGCAGTTCCTCATCCGCGAGGCTGTACACGCGCGACGGGAACACGTTCCGGCCGGTCGTTTCCAAATCAGTGACCAGCGCGACAACGGCATCGCGGATCTGCTTGCGTGCGTGGGCCATCAGCGTTTTAGGATCACAAGGGACATGCCAGTGCCGTCAGGCTCGTGGCGTTTGATGCGGTATTCAGCGCCGCCGATGTCGAGCACAGCATCCTTGGGCAGATCGCAAACATCGCTGGTGCGCGCAGCAGTTAGCGCAGGATTCCTGGACTCAACTGAGCCATCTATCGATAGGAACGCTTCCCTGTCGAAGATGGCCCAGAACGAGCCTTCGGAATGTGTGACAAGGAACAGCCCGCCCACCGATCCTGCGGCCTTTATCTGCCGCAGGAGAGATCGGTCGCGCTGTTCCGGACTCATCATCAGGTCTTCGTCGCGTTGCCCGGCGTGAGCTTGACGAGACACGTGGTCTCGGCATTCGCGCCCAGGCGCATCGCAATTGCACCACCGGTAATGTCGCCGGTCGCGGGGCTCGCGGCAGAGTCGTCGAATTCGCCAGCGCCAGACGCTGCCGAGATGTCGAAGACGAGCTTTTCGCCAACCACAAAAACGGCCGCCGACACTTTCGGCAACTCAAACACGCCCTCGATCGCGACAGGAATTGTGTCTCCGCTTCCGCCGCTTTTCAGAGCAACGCCGAGCGTATGGCCCATCACCACCACTTGACCGGAGGTGATAGCGCCGGCAGCGATGTAATTCACAATGTCGCCACGAGCGACAAATTTAGTAGTCATCGAATTTCTCCTTCAGGGAGGGTTAAAACGAAGCGGCCCGCACTAGGCGGGCCGTCTTCGCAGACTAGGTTGAGAGGAAAGGATCAGGCACCGAGATTGCGATACGCTCCGCGCCAGTCGCCGATTGCAATGCCGTAGTCAAGGCGGACCTTGAACTTCAGCGCATCGGTGTCGAAGTCCACTTCATCATCGATGAACGGGGATTCGTTACCGTCGAGGAAGACCACTTCGAACGCAGCAGCGGCGCCAGACGGATCGGCGAACAGATACCAGGAGTTGGTGTAGGTGGCTGCATCGATCAGCGGATCTGCAACAACTGCGTATCGGTTCCTGTAGATGTTCGGCACATTCGCATTGCTCGACGCCGGGTCCGTCTCGCTCGCCATGAGAGTGCGCGCGGTATCTTCCTTGTTGATCGAGGTGAGCAGGACCGCAGGAGTGATGTTGAGCGTCTGCTTGAGGCCCGCATCTTTCTGCTTCGCCATTGCGATACGACCAACGCCCAACGATGCAACGGACATCGCTGTACCGCTCGACGTGTAGTTCGCGTGGCCACCGGCAGTCGTTACCGCCGTCGCATTGAAGAACGTGCCCGTATCCGTCGAGGTTGGGCCGAGACCCGCCGCCGACAGCAGTGATCCGTACGCATCTTCGTTCACGCTACGCCCAGCCGCATCGCCCATCAGCATGGCGCGGCGGTTGAATCCACCCAGGTCATCGTTGACCAGCATCTGGCGAGTGAACAAGATCGCCTTGCCCTTCGTCAGCGCCTGTGCGTTCTCGTAGGCTTCGTTGATCGAGCCGTAGGTGTACTCGCCGCCCTCGACAATCGTCGCCAGGCTGTTGAAGCTGCCCATCTGAATGCGCGGGTGGATCTTGAAGTCCGAGACCTGACCGACACCGGCCCATGCGCGCCACGTACCGGGGCGATTCTCATAGGCCTTCCGAAGCACCTTGCCGGCAGTTGCCGACAACAGGTTTGGGAAGTCGCTCGTGGTGTGGGCGGCCAGCACTTTGCGAGCGATGGCATCCTTGGTCAGACCGCGGGTCGAGACACCGGCAAGCGCCAAGCAACGCTCACCAATGTCAACGAGACTGCGACCGTTGAGCTCATTCCCGGCATCGGGTTTCTCAATACCCATGCGTGCCAGGATTGCCTTCTGCGCACCGGCCACGAACTTGTCGCGCGAGTCGGCAATGTTCTGGACGCTCGCAGGGCGCAGCGGCTCAGCGCCTTCGCCCAGCTTCGCCAGAAGCTTCTTGCTGGCCGAATCGGCACTGCAAGCAGCATCATCCAAGCAGGTATCCAGCAAGTCTCGGTGCTCGTCAGCAAATCGGCCGAAAGCGTTCCGGATGTCAATCCGGCGGGTCGCTTCGGCTTGGATTGCTGCGCGAGCGGCGGTGTCTGCGGCAGCTTTCGTCGCCGCTGCGATCTCTTCAGGCGTCATTGTGACTTCCTCTTTACGATGTGAATCGGCGGCTGCCGACTGAGTTGCCATCGCGGCGATCCGCAATGGGGATACGTTGGCCGACTTCGACTTAAAGTCAGCAGCAAATTTCTTGAACAGGTTCTTGAAGGCGTCGTCGTCCTCTTCCTTCTCTTCCCCTTCGTCGGTTCGCTCATCGGCGAATCCCTTCTCCACGGCCTCGGCCGCGGTGAGCCACGTTTCCGCGGCGAGCATCGTCTTCAGTTCATCTCGAGCGATGCCGGTACGGGACTCGTAGGCATCGAGCAAGCCTTCGCTGACCTTGTCGAGCATGTCTGCGGTCTTGCGCATGTCCTCGGAATCGCCGATAGCGATGGTCCACGGGTTGTGGATCATCATCATGGCGCCATCACCCATCGTGACCAGATCGCCCGCCATGGCGATGATCGACGCGATAGACGCCGCCAAACCGTCGATCTGGACATGCACCTGAGCGGAATGATTCTTGAGCGCGTTGTAAATCGCGAACCCGTCGAACACTTCGCCGCCAGGCGAGTTGATCCGGACAAGGATGTCCTTCACATCGCCGAGGCGCTCCAGATCGGCGATGAATCGACGCGCGGTAAGGCCGCTGCCGAAGAAGTCAGCGCCGATCGGCTCGTAAATGAGAATCTCTGCGGAACCATTGTCCCGCGCTTGGACCTTGATCACTCTTCGGTCTCCTCTGGCTTAGCAGGCTGCTCGGCCGGCTGATTCGTTTGTTTCGGTTGATCGCTGAAGTCGAGCCCAGCGCGCTTGTCCTCAGAGCGATCACGCTGAAATTCCCTGCGTACCTGATCCGGGTTGTCGCCACGCTCACGAATGATTCGACTCTTGCTCTTGTAGCCGCGCTTCTCGAGCAGTTCGTTCGCCTCCGCTTCCTTCTTCGGGTCAATCCAAGGCATCGGCGGCGGCGTGTGCGTCGCGTTGTAAAGCGTGTTTCGGTTCACGTCGCGCGGCAGATCGAGCGCACGAGTTGCCAGCAGCGAATCAATGAACCCGTACCACACCGGCATGCAGAAACGGCGGATGAACACACCAGAGAGCGTGCCGTAGTGAACGCGCTGCTCGACGAGTTCCTGGCGTTGCGCGCTGTAAGTTCCGTTGTAGTTCTTGCTCAGAGACGAATAACTCGCGCCGATGCCGGCCGCAGCACACCGCAACTGAGCATCCCGAAAAGGGATCAACGCGTTATTCGGGCGAGATGGATTGATGGTCCCAATATCCTCGCCCACCTGCAGATCATCGAAGACCATGCCGGGAACCCAGTCCATCGTCCGCGGCTCCGGGTTGCCGTTTTCATCGGTGCCAGTGTCATCGTACATATCTGGCGTACCCTTCTTGATGTACGCCGCCATCGCTGCAGCAACTCGGGCCGCCACGCGCTCCGACTCGTCAATCTCCTTGATGTCATCCAGGCGATTGATGACCGAGGCGAATACGCTGATACCGCGCACCTGGTGCAACCGATTCACCATCTTCAGGTGAATGATGCGTTCGGAAGAAACTCGCTTTGTCTCCAACGAAACACGCGAGGAGTTATCCCCCGGATGCGTCTTGTAGACGTGGACGGCCCGAGGCCGACCCCATGCGTTCAATTCGATGCCCTGGACAATCCCGCGCGCCTCGTCGTTGAGATCCATTGGCACGTAGTCAGCCTCAAGCATCTCGAGCGAGAACGGGACTTCGGTCCGATGATCCAGCATCGGAACCGAGCCCATGAGTAGTTGCCCGAATGCATCCCCATCCCGAAGCCATGTTCTCGCCGTGATCTGCTGCAGGCCGTAGTAATCGAACTGCCCTGTCACATCCGGCATATCGATCCAATCATCCCAAAGCCGCAGCAGTTCTCGGTTGACTTCCTCGGCAAGCTCACCCGTCGATAGCTCAACCAGCGGCTCGGGCTGGATGCCGGTGCCAACGACGTTGGCCACGAGCACGTCGAGCGCTCCCTTCGCGATGTCGAGGTTCTCTTCCAGAAACCGCGCTTCGGCGCGCAGCGAATCCGCCGCCCTCTGGTTGGTGGCGTTCGCGCTTTGATTCTTCCCCCGCCGCTTGTGCAGTCGGCCCTTCTCGGCAGCCTCGTACATGGCCTTGAGGCCACGCGCCGCCCGCTCACGACGCAGCGCCCACGAGGGGGATACCTGCGCGATCACGTAGCGGTTGATCCAACTCACTTGCGGCTCCGGAAGTCTGCAACCGAGTAGCCATGACGAGAACGGCCAGCAGCTTGCCGCTGCAATCCAGCCACGACACGGCTCCAGTAGTTGATCTGCGTGGTGATCTCAGCTGCACCTCGGTAACTCACCGTTCGGCCGGCAATGGAGACGCTTGCAAACTCGGTCGCGCCCGCTGCCTGCGCTTCGACCAATGCAGACAGAATCTCTTGTGCGCTTGCGAGTGTGATGCTCATCGTTTCAGCCAACCTCTGCGAGATCCCACCCAGCCTCCCGGTCGCTCACGCTGCAACGGTTTCGGCTTCGTCTTTGCAGGAGCGGGGGCGGCAATCTCTTGCTCTACCCGGTCCACCAGCGCGGCCCAATGAGGGGGGCGCGACCAATCGATTTTGTCCGCCTTCAGCACCTTGCACGCCGCGCGGTTGTACACATGCAAGTCAAACGCTTCGTTCGGTTCGCGGTTGGTGTTCTTCCAACCCTTGTCCGTGCGTGTCTCCGCGGTCAGTTCCGCGAAGAACGTTTCATCCAACCATTTCGGCAGATGCACGTAGCCCGGTCCGATCTCGGTACGCGCGAGATCGCCGACCACTGCGTCTTTGAGCACGTTCGTGTTGATCAGCCAAACCGGAACGTCACCGCGTCCACCTTGCTTCCGGTCCTTTCGGTCAGAAGCATCTGGCCATGTAAGCGAGGCCGTCGCAGCGTCGAGCCGACTGGCGCCCTTCACTAGACGGAACCGCTTGTGCAGTCTTCGACGGCGCAGCCATCGGAAGAACGAATAGGCCTTGGCAGTCACGCCGGCCTTACCACCGGAGTCGCACATCACGAGCCGTGGCGTCATCCCGCTATAGGCGCGGTCAATGACCTGCTCGCGGATCAGTTCCCAATCTTCGAGATATGCTGCCGGATCCAGCGCGGCGGTCCGGTCGCCCTCCGGCCGCTTGCTGGAGCTGATCGTGTAACGATCGATCAGCCAGGACTCGAGCCCGACGCCCCAGCCGAAGACATGCACCACGAACCGAGCCGCTTGCACGTCCACTGCCGCCGTGAGAAAGCGCACGCCCTCCGGCACAGAGCCTTGCGGCAAGTCCTCGCGCCGCATTTGCAATTCGCTCGCGCTCCGACGGTTCGCAACTGCCTTCGGGAGATAGGCTGCAGCTTGGTCTGTGTTCCGCGTGAACTTCAGGGCTGACTCTTCGCCTGTTCGCAGGTACGACGACAGCGCCTGAAACTCATTCAGCAGAATCGATTCCCAGCTCTGATAGACCGCAGCAACGCCACCGAGCCAGTAACTGGTGATGTTGGTCCCGCGCCTCGTTCCTTCCTTCGTTCCATCCGCCTTGATGCGCTCCCCTTCGTGAAGCCACGCGCCGCGAGCGGACATCCCGGGCCGGTCCTTCTGCTCGTGCAACCCGCCGCAATGAGGGCACACGATGCGCGCGTACCGGCTTGCGAGCGACATCAAGTCTTCTGTGCGGACCAATGCCTCCAGTTCTTTGTCCGTCGGCAACCCGAAGCACCCTAGCCCCGGCTGCGCCTGGAAGAACTCGCCGCAGTGGATGCACGGCCAGTACCACCGGGCGCGTGTTCCGACGTTGTAGATCTCGAGCAGCCCGCGCGCCGGCGGCGCTTCATGCGGTGTAGCCGGGCGCCAGCGTGCGTCGAGATACTCAGCCTCGGGCGATGACTCGGCCACGCACTTGCCGGCCGACATATAGGTCTGCACGCGCTTGAACAGCAGCGACCACAGCGGCCCTTCACCGTCGACGTTGTCCCGGTTCTCCGGCCGGTCATAGTCTGTGTCGAATGCAAACCGCAGCGTCTTCGATGACAGCTGCGATACAGACGGCCATCCAAGCTTCAGCCGCATCCCAGAGCGGAAGAACTTGTCGTATGTGTTGTCGTCTCGAGCTCGCGGCGACAACGCGGCGGCTAACTCCGGTGAATAGCGGAGCGCACGATCCACATCAGTCAGGCTGAAGTCTCTCGCCGTGTCCTGACTCATCTGCGTGATGAGCATATCGCCCGGAGCGCACGTCACCGCGTAGGCCAGGCCGCCCAGCATGAGCGCCATCGTCTTGCCGCTACGCGCCGGACCGACGAACACGATGCCCTGGTACTCGCGCGAGGCAAGCATATCCAGAGGCTCGCGCATCATCGGTACCAGATCAGGATCCCAAGGGCCCTTCTCCGTACGAATGATCCGAGCTGCCTCACTTGGCCTGACTCGACGCGGGGGGCGAATCAGTTCGGCTGTGTTGCGCGTGACATCTCGCGCGATGGCATAGCCCATCAGGCAGCCGCCTCTTCCTCTTCGGTCAGCGCCTTGTGCATCTCCTCACGCGCTTGGTCGAGTCGCTTCTCGACGGCGATGATCATTGAGGCTGCGAGACCGCAATCACGCTCAAGCACATCCGGCAAGGTGTCCAGAACTAGAGCGATCACCCGAAGGATGCGCGCCTGCTCCTGCTCGACCTCAATACGCGGGACCAGCTCGCGTTGCTCTGCCTCCAGCTGCAGCTTCAGATGCTCAGCCTTGTAATGCGCCTGCCGCTTAAATGGGTCGAGCTTGTCGGGGTCCGGCGTGCCGTCATCCGCGATCTGACCAAGGACCGCGCTCCACGCATCCTTGAGGCGATACACCGGGTGTCCGCCCCGCTTTCCGCTCGGCTCAATCCCTGCATCTGCAATGCGCTTCGCCGCCGTCTCGCGAGTGACGCCAAACTCAGCGGCAAGCGTGCTGATCGATACGTGCAAACCCTGAGAGAGAGACGTGACACGCGACATTGATGCTGAGGCCTAGGCCACCGAAAAAGTGTCGAAAACCGCGTCGCCAGTGCCCGTGGCATCTGAACGGCCAGGAAGGACCCGCGATGCATCATTATGGTGCGACGCGACGGTGGCGATGATGCAGGCGCTCGCCATCGCTCGTGCATACCTATCGACCAGCGCACCGCGGTCACGCCTCGGGGCACGACGGACCTGTGCAATGGCATGCGCCTTCATGTGCTCGAACCTGCGCCACCTGACACGCACATTGAATGTGAGTTCGGCGGTTGCCATCACTTGGCCCTCATCTTCGAGAGCTCGTACTTCATCTCTTCCGCCAGCCTCTTGGGCAGGGCTTCCTGAGCGGTTGCAGTCCATGCAGCTCTCACTTCCTGCTGGATGAATGTGCTGGGCAGTGATGGACCGTAGAGCTTCTTGACTGGCAGTCGTGCCTTGCCCTCTCGAGCAAAGACATGGTTGCCGATCTTGTTGATGACGAATGCCTTGTTGCCTCGGTGCTGTACTACCGTGCGCTTACCTGGGCTCACCAACACAGTGACACCACGCTTGGTCTGGTTTGCCTTGTAGTCCCTCAGTGGGATTGGCCTACCCGTGGCGATCAGGCTAGACACGAGACGCTGATTGGTTGCACGACGGATGGCTAACGCATCCCGTACTACCTTGGCTGATAGCGCCCGCCTCTTGCGAATGGCACTACTGGCTGAGGTACGCACATTGCCTGCGGTCTTGTTCAAACCGCGGATGATGGCGCGCCTAGCTGGTCCACGAGGGAGTTGGCTTAGGTTCTCCAGCACCTTCGATGTATCGAAGCGAATGACCTCAGCCACGACAGACCCGCACCGCGCGCCTCACCGGCAGGATGACAACCTTCGTGCGAACTGAACCATCGGCCATGGTGGCAGTGACGACGATGCTGTAATCCTGCCCGTCTTCGCCGCCTTCGATGTATGCGATCGCTCGTTGCCCGATCAGCGTCTCACCCGAAAGCGTGAGCCCTGGCGCTGACCATGTCGGTGTGCTCGCAACGGTCGTAGACAGACTGGCATTGCTCAATGCTCGGCAGGTCCACACGACAGAGCCATCAACCACGGTGGCCCCAATGGTCATTGGGAATTTCGGCTCTCTCCATCCTGTCTGCCCGGCAGTCGTGCACTCGTACTCGTAGCCGGTCGCCTTGCTGGGACGAACTCGCATGGTGAGCGAGTAATTCCGTCCTCTCATCACGCGGTTGGTGATCGCGCCCTCGAAATCGACTGCGTAATCGAGCTTGTCCGCCGGATCCTTTTCCGGCCAAACCGCCGCCGCAGACTCGCTATAGCATGTCATGCGGCAATTGCCCTCGATCTCCAAGTGAAAGATGCGGTACGCGATACCGGGGGCAAACCCCGACCCAGCGAACCCTCGCCATCAGATGCGATATCGATCTCGGCACTGCATGCGCCGGTGCCGTACACCAACTGCGGCACGAGCCCTTGCCCGGCCTGCGAAACCGTCAACTCAAGTTCGAACGAACCGCCGCCTACTACCGTCTGTGGTGGCAGCGCCTCCCCAACGCCACTCTGCGTCGCACTGATCGCCGCCGAGAACGACCCGCTGCCATCGACCAGCTGAGCCGGTACTTGTGCTGTACCGCTGCCGCCCTGGGCCAGGGTGAACTCGATCGCGAACGATCCGTCACCCTCAACAACCTGTGTCGGTACGTGCGACTCGCCATCACCGGTCAGCGATATCGTGATCGATGCGGCGAAGCTGCCCGAGCCGATGACATGGACCGGCTGCTCGACATCGCCAACGCCATCCTGGCTGACCTCGAGACCGGCCTGCATGGCGCCCGTGCCCGCCACAGCCTGCGGAGGCTCCGAGACACCCTCGCCATCCTGAGATGCGGTAACCGACGGCGCGATCCAGGCTATCGTGCTGCCCGTGTTGTAGACCCGCTGCGGATACGCAAGCTCGCCTGCGCCGTCCTGAGTAGCGTCGAGCTCTACCTCAAACGATCCCGTGCCCGTAGCGGCCTGGGAATACGTGACCGATCCTTGCCCCGTCTGCGAGACGGTCAGCTCAGCGTCGAATGTGCCCGTGCCAACAGCGTCAGCGAGGAACGCAGACTGAGCAGCAAACAGCAGGCCGCTGGCAAGGCTCTGCCGACCGAACCTCATCTCAGCTCACCGGCAGTCGATAGATACCGCGCACCTCATCGTCCGATGGGTGCTCGAGTATCAACGTTCCCTCGTCGGTTGCGCTCAGGCCGGTGCCTGGCAGTGGAATGATGGCCTCGCCGCTGCTGTTGGTATCGAATGTGCCTGACACGTCTGGATCGCCTTGCGTGTCCGTGATCTTGTCGTACCACTCGAAGCGGATGCCCGTGAGATTCGCGACTGGCGCGCTGCTCTCGTCCCTCAGTTCGAGCCCTTCGGCCTCGGTCAGCAGGAGCTTGCGGAGCGCGACCTGTCCATCGCCATCCTGCGTGATGACCAGATCGGCATCGAAGGCGCCTGAGCCATCTGCTTCCTGACCTTCGTCGCTGGCGGTCTCGAGGTAGAGAGAAATGTTCTGGGTGTGCCCAGCATCTCCATCGTCGTTGCCGACAAAGGAGCCGAGATTTGGCCACGTTGCCTCGCCATCGGTGAACCAGCTCTGATAGAGACTTGAGTCAGAGCCGGCCTCATCGTATGCAACTTGAATCGTGTTGCCGCCACCGGAGATGCCGTCCGATGCGATGACCAGCCAATAATCGCCGGGCGCAACAGTTCCTGAAATCGCCCACTCACGCCATGTGCCCGTCGTGTCAGTAAAGCCCGCGAGCACATCAGACTGATATGCGACCGCATGTGTCGTGGCGTCGACAAGTGCCGCTCGGGTGCCGTTAGCCGCAGAGCCCTGAGTCCTGACGTAACCGACGATTCGTGACATCGTTTCCGATGTCGTGACTGTGATCTTTCGGCTGCGACGGCGGAACTCGAACTCCAGCCAACTCGCGCCTTGCGTTATGCGACCGTAGGTAGCCATTTACGTGGTCACGAATCCTGCGCGTGGGTTCAGCCAGCCGCCGAAGTTTCGGGCTACCGTGATCAGGCCGCCGACATCGAAATAAACGTCCGATCCAGCGGCCGGCACGAGATTCCACTGCCCGCAGCCGAACTGCTGCACCTCCTGGAGGTACGCAACCAGCTCGAACGCCGTGTCGTAGTTGAACGCGATGCCGCGCTCGACTGAGACACCCGCTCTATTCGTCCAGCGCTCGGCAATCAGCCCGCGGGGATACTCCTCGGTCGATTGCGAGATGAGGCGATGCTCGATCGTCCAATAGTCGCCGCATTTGAAAACCGGCTTGCCTTGCCAGGAGGAGATGTCGTCACTGGCGTCAACGATGTACATGGCCTGCGGGCCGTTTGCATACGCAGGTGACGTTATCTCGTCCGGATCTGAGGTGTAGAGCTGATCGTTGTACGAGGGCGTCGTGTTCTGCGCCGGGGCCACGACGAGCGTATTGGATCGGTTGTAAGTGGCGTTTGGGCCGTCGCCGGTGTTGTTCCGGCTGACGAAAAACACCGGACGACCTTGGCGATCACCAGTGGAAAGCGTGTCGCGATAATGCACCAGAATGCGCTTCGCGCCGCTCGACTGGCTGTACACCGCGCTCGCTGTGAACGGCCCCCACCGCGTCTCGTGACGCATGGCGAAGTCCTGGATGCCGAGCGTCGCATTTCGGTACAGGTTCTGCAGCGTGACGCCGCGCTCATACTGATCCGTGGTCGGCGGGATGATTCGGCAGTAGGCGCTACCGTCCCACCAGCCGCTCGAAACGTGCGACTGTGACCCAGTGCCCGACAATCCAAACGTTTGATCCACTCGGCCAACAGCGCCTGTAGCAAACAAGTAATAGTCTGCTTCAGCCATGTCCACCGAGTAGACCGGATAGGTGGCGAGGTTCAGATCGGCGTAAGTTCCGACCTGGCCGACGACTTCACTCCCACCTTCTGTCTCAACGGTCCCCGAACCGCTCTGCGATGGTACGAGCAGCCCGCCATGCCAGCGTGTCCAGGACTTGACCCGCCGGCGCATGAAATTAGGCCGCGAGCGCGACCGTGAACGTGATGCTACTCAGGGTCACAACAGCGCCGGCTTCGATGATCACGCCGCCGCCGCCAGTGCCGTCATCGATGTTCAGGTCTTCGCCAGACTCGCCCACCGTACCATTCCAGACCTCGGTTGCATCCGAATCGCGTGCCTGGAACAGCGTCACTGCCGAAGCGCTGCCAGTCGCATCCGAATCGACCGCGCTCCCGCTCTGGGTCGCTACACCGGCCGCTGCGTTCCCGAAGAACGGATCTTGGCCGACGCAGGTTGCTACCTCGGTCGTGCCGTTCGCCAGCGTCAGCCGGATGTGGCCTGCACCTGAACCCGCATCCAACAAATCAACAATCGCGTTGCAGGCTGCGTTGATCGCTGCCGTTTCCGCGGTCTCCGACAGTGTGATCGCCATAATTCTTAGCCTCTGACTCGGTTAGATAACGCTCTGCCTTCAATTCGATTTCTTTCGTCTCGCCGCTCGGGTTACGCACAGTGCCCTTGGCGATCATGGTCACTTTGACCTTGCTCATACGTTCTCCAGGCGCTTGCCGCGCAATCCAGACGTGCGCCGCTGTTCCTTCCGTGCCTGAGCCCTCAGGCCGTCGACAATGTGGCGGATGAGGTCGTCGCGCTCGGTGTTATGGATCACAGCGAGCCGCGCTGACTGCTCGGGAGTCAGGAATCGGCCCGGCTTGCCGGTCATCTCAAGTCCCGATGGTCAGCTCGATCGTGACGGTGGTTGGCACGCCCGGTCTCACTGGAATGGCAACCACCTTGGTCACCTGCGCGCTCAGCGGGCTGTCACCAGCAGGGTTGCGCGCTGAGACACGAGCGTAGAGCGTCGCGCCGTTGGCCACCTGCATCGTGTGAGATGCGGTCGTCGCGCCAGCACCGAGGGTCAATGTCGCTGCACCCGTGGGCGCATCCGGAATCGGGCTGGTGCTGATCCAGACATGCACAGCCTGGAGCGCAGCGTTGCCGGTCAGCGGCTGATCGCAGACAGGCGGCGTTACGCCGACCAAACATCCCGTCGTCGGCAGTGTCCATCGCACGGTCAGCGAGCCTGGAACGGTCTGCGCTGGCGCGACGCCTGCAAACAGGCACAGGGCAGTCGCCACGAAGGCGGCAGTAATGTTTCGCATGGGAACTCCGAATAGGGCGGCCCCTATATCCGACTCGTGCAACTCAGTGTGCATCGGGTGTCGTAGTGACGGTCGGGAGGGGCCAGAAACGAAAAAGCCCCACCCCTTTTCAGGAGCGAGGCTCGGCGGACCGCATTGAAGGTCCTTGACACAGACATCGTCTCTTATAAAGACGTTAACATCAAGTTAACTTGATGTTCAGGTCAGGCGAGCAAACACATACCACTGGGCGCTCTCCAGGCGGGATCGGAATGTGCTCGTGCTCATGGCCAAAGACGCAGCCATTGCATCAAACGATGGCTCGTTGCCAGCCTCATTCAGCACCGGCTGATACTTGGTGATGATCACCTCGCCAAGTTCGACCGGCATTTGCTCGACGATCCTTTGGATCATCTCGACGTGCGCCGGAACAGCGTCGACCACCCGGACATTCGTGTCCTGAGGAATGCCGAGCTTCCCGTACAGGGATGACTTCACGAATGGGGATTGCTTCGGGTAGCCATTCGGTCCAGACCTGTCCCGCCGCTGCCAATTGCCCCAGATCGTCAGCAAGGCATGAACCTCAGCCGGAACGCCGTTGCGACGTGTTTCTTTCATGACTGCACTCACAGTGTCACCTTGATCCCGAGATGGGCCAGCGCCTCGTGCGCGTACTCAATGACCGGCACGTCCCAGAGCTTCAGCATCGCCAGCTGCTTCTCGGTGCGCTTGCGGTAGCGGTTGTTCGGGTTGCTGATCTCGATCCAGTGAAGCCGGCCCTGATACTTCACGGTCAGGTCTGGGAAGTCCTGCTGATATACGAGACAGCCAACGGCCCGTAGGGCATCAACGATCGGGCCTTCGTTCGCGTCGCGCCGCTTGGCGAATCGATTCAGGCCCATCAGCCATCTCCCGGAGGTTGCGATGCTCTGCGTGAGAGCAGGTGCTCCACGGCCATGTTGAGCACCATTGCCTTTCGTTCGCACTGGCGAGACCAGCCGTCGGTTTGCATGAACTGCTCGCAAAATTCAGCGGCACGTTTGAGCACGACCATCTCAAGCTGACGGTATGTTGCCGGCGGGACTGGCTTGGCAGCTCGCGCCTTGCGACGTTCGTACAGGTTCTTACCCATGGCCCAGCGCCCTCAGCGCCGCCCCACTGCACGCCTCGCACGTGCTGCAGGTGGAGATGCCGGTAAGGCAGGCATGCAAGCGTTCGATCTCGTCCCCGCGCAAGTACCATTCGCGCTCGAAACGCTCGTGATTGGCGTTGGCGGTGGCAAGGGCGGTGCGCAGCCGCTCAATCGTGATGTCCTTGTCGTTGCAGTCGCGGGCTAGGCTGTCGTTCTCGCGCTGGAGGCGGGCGAGCTGCGCCCTAAGGTCCACGATCAGCCGCGAAGCTTTTATCCGAGCCCAACCGAATCGCAGCTTGTGCTCGATCTGTTCGGCTATGGCTTCCTGCTCATCGGTCAGCAGCCGATGCTCCAGGGAGGCCAGATCCTTCGACGGGAGTTGTTCCGCCTTCAGCCGGGCCGAGATGCGCTCAAGCCCCTTGCCGTCATTCGGATGCTCACCCCATTTGCGCGTCATGCGAATAACCTGCCTTGCGCGTATGCCGCCTCGATGCGCCGGCAAGCGGTGTCGAATGCATGCTGGTCGATCTCAATCCCAATGAAGCGTCGCCCAAGTCCGGCGCACGCGACGCCAGTCGTGCCAGAGCCCATGAACGGGTCGACGACAAGCGCCCCGGCAGGGGTGATTCCACACAAAGCCTCAAGCAGCGGGACCGGCTTCTCTGCAATGTGCTCCTTGCCCTCGCCTGGCACGGGGGCGAACTGCAGGACGTTCTGAGGCGACTTCTCGCCCTCTTGCGGAACGCCGGCCGAGGCATAAACGACGTACTCAGCAGACGCTGAGAAGCGGCCACGCTGCATACGAACGCCGGGCTTCCACCATGTCACGAGGTTGCGCCACACCCAGCCGCCACATTGCACGGCGTCGGTCATCGTAGGGAGCTGCCGCCAGTCGGTGAATGCGCACAGCGTCGCGCCCGGCTTCGATGCTCGCAGGAGCATGGAAAACCAGATAGACGACCACGTGAGGAATGCGCGCTGGTCGCGGTTATCGCCCGAGAAGTCTTGGCGGAACGTGTTCTCAGAATCCGAATTGATGTACTTCGTCGCAGTTGACGCGACTCGGTCAGATCGGAACTGGCCGCCGCTCGAGTACGGCGGGTCCGTTATCACGGCATCGATACCGGCAAGTGTCGGGATGATCTGCAGGCAATCGCCCAGGTAGAGCGTCGTGTCGCCGATCGTCTCAACCTGCCTACTCAGATCCTTTGTCGTGCCCTGCTCGCTCATGAAGCACCCCACGTCTGCCCGCTCACAATCCGCGACACGCTGTTCTGACGCAGACCAAACATCTTGCCGATCTCCCATTGCTTCAGCCGGCCAACGAAGTACAAATCACGCACGGCTCGCGCCATCAGCGGCGATGACTGGCGGTAGTAGCGCTTCGGATGTTTCACGATGAACCTCGATCGCCGCCTCGGCACTCGACAAGTTCACCGCCAGCTGCTCGGCTAGCCTCCACAGTTCGTACCTCCAGCCATCAGCGCCACCGATGCGGCAGATGGTGAATTCACCGTTGCGGATGCAGTAGTCGCTGACGTATTCCCAGCCGTCGGGGATGCGCATCTGTTGTATCTCACCGAGTACCAAAGCCTGAACAGGCCGTGCCTCTTCAGCGCGTCGCGGACTGTGTGCTCGCTGACCTGCAACCGTTTGGCGATGTGCGCGATGCGTGCACCGATGTCGGCATACTGCTGTAGCTCGCCTCGGCCCAACTTGTAGGCGTGCTGGTTGGCGTGGTCAGGTGAGCAGAAGCGAAAACCACCGGGCTTCGACGGTCGCTCGAATGGCTGGAAGCAGTGCTCGCAGGTGTAGGTGACAACGATCATGACGCCTTACTCCAGCGGTCCAGGGACACTTCGGTCCGCGCGAGGTCGCCGAACTTGAGATATTCGCCACGCCAGGAAATCGCTTTGTGGCCAACCGGACCGTGTCGGTTTTTGCAGGCGTTGAAGTACGCGAGGCCCTTGTACTGCGGGATGTCGTCGTAAACCTCGGGGCGGTACAACGTGCCGATTTGGTCGGCGATCTGCTCGATGATCGATGCTTCGGCGAGGTCAGCCATGTATGGCATGCGACCCAGCCCATCATCGCCCATCGGGCGAGACTCGACCTCGCGCTTGATCTGCGACAGCGCGACGACGGGGATCTTTAGCTCGCGTCCCAGATCCTTCAGCTGCTGGGTGATGTCTCCAACCTGGAGCCGGAAGTCCTGGCCACGGCCGCCGCGGATGATCTGCAGGTAGTCGACCATCAGCAGCCGGATGTTGTTGTGGAACTTCCACGCTCGAGCTTGCGAGACGATCTCGTCAATCGACGGCGACGGCTTGTCGTAGAGCCAGATCGGGCGCTTCTTCATCTCGCCCATGACGGTGGCGATGCGTGACCACTCCTCATCGTCGAGCTTGCCGATACGCATCCGGTGGAGGCTTACCGGGCCTTCCATGGAGAACAGGCGCATGCCAATCTGTTTTCGACCTTGCTCCCCGGTGACGATGCCGACGGCAGAATCAGCAGCGCAGGCAACGTTGAGCATGAAGGCCGTCTTGCCCATCGATGGACGAGCGCCGATGACGATCAGGTCTTCGTCGTGCAACCCGCCGAGCATGTCATCCAGGTCGCGAATGCCGGTCCGGATTCCGGGAGGCTTGCCGGCCGTGATGGCCTCCAGTTCATCCACAGCCAAGCCGATCGCCTGGCTCACGTGGCAGCTGTGGTCCGTGTTCGTGGAGCCGAGTTCGATCAGCGCGCGAATAGCATCCGAGATTGCATCCTGACCACCACTCACCAGTCGCTCGCCGATCATCGCCGCCTGACGTGCCAGCGAAGCTTTGCGAACAATCGCCGCATAGGCTGGCGCGTTCGATGGAGCCAAGCATTCCTGCTGCAGTCGGAACGTGATTGGCAGCCAATCCGCTCGCCCGGTCTCGGTCACCAGCACGTCGGCCAGCGTCACCGCATCCGTCGCCTTGCCGGCTCCAATCTGCCGACGCGCGGTCTCGTAGATCTGCGCGTGCGTCCCGACGCTGAAGTCTCGCGGCAGCAGCTCGACGCGATGGAGTTGGGAGTTATCCGCGAGGATGGCGCCGATTACCGAGCGCTCGTAGTCGACTGCGGTGCTGGTCATGACGACGGGAACTCCCTCGAACGCTGCGGCACAACCTGCGAAGGCTTGGATGGTTTGAACTCCTCGGCCTTCGAGATCCACGTCCGCCATGCCGCCGGCCAATCGACCTTCGCCACCCTGTACTCGTGATCTCGAAACTTCGCCGTTTCGCGGTCCAAATTCACGCCGGGATAGTTACTCCGGGCCCACTCGCGAAGTTCAGATGTGACTTCGAAGTCCGTGGGACAGCGTTTGCTCGCGCGTTTCTTTGGTTCGGAAGTTTTCCGAGGATCGGGGGGCGGAGCGTCAGCGCCCCTCTTATCTGCTTCTGTCTTTGCTTCTGACTCTGAGAGGCGGTCTCCGGCGGTCCCCGGCGGTCCCCGGCGGTCTCCCATTCTTGAAGCATTTGAGCCGGTCTCGACCTCGCGCTGATTCTTCGACATCAGGCGAGCCCGTTCCTTGTAGACCTGATGGTTGATGATCACCCAGCCCCATGGGCGATTGGAGTCGATCAGACGCATCCGCCGCCCGTCTTCACTGATCGTCCGGGAAGCCGGATCGGGAGAGGTGAACTTCGTGATGCAGTCCAACAGCACGTCCATGGGAATGCCGGTCACACTGCAGATGTACTGTGGGGTCACATCCAGATGGCCGTTCTTGTCACGCATGGCCAACAACGTGGTCCACACACTGAGATACGGCCACTGGCCACAAAGAGAGCCCGTGAACAGCGAATCAAATGTGACGTTGTACCCGCTCATGCGTTCAGGCTGCGGCGCTCGACTTACCGACAACAGCGTCATAAACGCTCGCAAGTCCGAGTAGCAGCGGCGTGATGTGTTCCAACTGCGCGCGCAACTGAGGCTGACTCCAGTCCATTTCGGAAAGGAACTTGTCCGCGATCTCTTCGCCGGACTTCAGCTTGAACTCCGATGCCATGTCGTTCGTCATCAACTCCAGGCGGCCCATGAAGCGACGCACATAAGGCGTGCCCGGCAGCTCGACCACCGGCGGCGGATTGTCCCTGCGCTTGCAGGCTTCGCTACGGTTGATTGCCTTGGTCAGTTCGGTGGCGCGCTCGCGCCTGTCGGTGATGGATGCAATCTTCTTCTGTGCGTCGGGATTCAGCTTCACGACCTTCTCTGCCTCGGTGATTGACATCGAATCGTTCTCAACGGCCTTCACTACTTCAGGAATCCCTTTCTTCACCACAGCGATGCCGCGATTGACGGTGCGCCGACCGATGCCGAGTTTCTCGCCGACAATCTCGGCGGCGCGCCCGCCCTCTAGGTCGGTGCCAGTTGGCACCGACCTATCACCGCTTCGCTCTCCGATCCGCTCTCCCGGTTGCGCCCGGCTTGCCTCTTGGCGCTTCCGCGCTCGCTCCATCTCCACTTCCGCGAGTCTTGCGCCAGCGATAGCAAGCTGCGACGCCGACAGATGCCGACGCGCCACGTTCTCGCTCGTCACGAAGCCCGCGGCATCGGTGCCGGTGTAGTCACGGAAGCGAGGCAGGACGCCCTGCTCGTTACAAGCTCGATAGCGATGCCGGCCGTCGAGGATCTTCCCTTCGAACAGCACGATGTCGTGAAGCAATCCGTTGACGCCGATGTCTTCCGATAGGCGCTTGAACTGCTCCGCCGACATCTCGGGGAACACCAACGAATACTCATGCGGTTCGTAGTGCATCATTCGATCTCCGGAAGGGGCTCATCGCTGCGAGGAAACAGTGAGCGCGTCGACGACAGCGACTTACGGTGGCGAACGTAGTTCCAAGCTTTGATGCAGGCGTGATACTGCTCGCGCTTGCTGTAGACCTGACCGCTGACCTGCGCCTTGCGAAGCTGTTCGCGCAGTTGATATATCGGACTGGTCTTGGGCAAAGACTCGCCGCTGAACAGCTTCTCGATAAAGGTATCGGCCTGTTCCACGTCCTTCTGCGCCAACAGGTAGTGAAGTACAAGCGCTGGCGCGTGGGGAATTGGCGTGTTCTTCCGCTGTAATGCCGACACGAAGTCGATGCTGTTCTTGAACTTCGGATAGTCCAGGTAGAACGACTCAATCTCGCGGTTAAGACGCTTGATGTTGGACGACAGAGGAATACCGTTGAGTTGATTGATCAGGACGTGCGCTGCCGCGCCGGCTACCTTGGCGTCCCACTTGTTAAGGCCCTGATAGGTCAGCGTATCAGTAGCCTTTCGCGCCTCGCCATTGTCGATCTTCGTGCGGCTGTCGTCCTCCATGCCGAAGACAACCAGCATATGAAGCGTGACGCCTGACTTGATGATCGCGAGCAAGCGATGCTGGCCGTCGAGCAGACATTGGGTCTTGGAGAACTTGATGCTCTCGCCGTTCTCCGCCCACTCGCCACGAAGCATCTCGTCGGCGTACTCGTCGACGCTAGTCTGCTTGACTGCGCGGTTGATGCGATTGAACGTCAGGTAATACTGCGCCAGCTCCGGAGTGAGCTTCACCCGCTCCACACCGAAGCCAACCCGCTTAGGCAGATCCATCGTGTGGTTGTAATGCTTGTCCGCCCGCATCGCCTGGGTATCCACCGGCGTCTGCTGGCGTCCGTTGGCGTTCTTTTGAGAAAACAGATCTGATATAGTCTGAAGCGACATTTGAAACACCTCGATAGCCCGCGCACCAACGCGGGCTTTTTTATGGCCGCAGTTCATCGGCGCGACCGGCCCGAATAGAAATAGAAACAGCCGACGCCGATTGCTCAGCGCCGGCCGCGGTAAGCCGCACACGGGGACGTGCACGACGATTCGAGGAAATCATTTGGCCACCTCACCGAGCCGGGTCAGCAGCTCGTTCGCTTGCGAGATGGCGCCATTCAAACCTTGCACGGCTGACATGAGCGTCACGCTGACCTGCTGCACCTCTTCCTGCACACTGACCCAGTGCAGATCGCACTTGAGCGGCTTGGACTCGTAGGCGTGGATGTGAGAAGCGCCGGTCTTCTTCCGGGCCAACAGCTTCACGCGCTGGATGTCGTGATAGCCCAGCTCCTGCTTCTGCTTAGGGTTGCAGGCGTTGAGCAGCTTGCGGTGAGCAGTGTCGAGTTCGTCATCAGGCCAGAGGATCGCGGCGACAGTCTTTGCGCCCCCAGCTGCATCTACATCAGCAGCCACCGCCGCTTTCCATGCGACGACTGGATTTTCTAACTCCTTGAATAGCGAAAGCGTTTCCATGTTCTATGAACCCGTATGAAACGAAGTTCGGAACGCCGCCACGCGATCAGGCGTAATGCACCCTGTAGGACGCTTAAGGGATGCGCTGATCAATGATTCAGCGCGTGATGCAGGGCTAGAAAATGGGCAACGTGTGGTCATGAGAAAATCAGCTGTGTCTTCCAACTTGAAAGATGAACATCACGGATTCAGTCTTCAGGTTTGCCTTCTCGCCGTAGCAGCAGGCACTGTTGAGCCTTCAACAACGGGGTGGGGGCAACGAGATGGAAAAAGATCAGGCACGCTTGCGGCTTGCAACGATGGACGGCGTAGTGATCGCGAGATCCGGACACAGTTCTTCGCGAGGGACGCCAGAGATGCGTTCAAGCTCAAGTATTCGATCTACGTCCCTAGGGAGGCCCGACTTGCGCCATTTGTGGATGGCCTGCGGGGTGACATCTAATGCCCGCGCCAGCGCGCCGACACCGCCGGAGCGCCTGATGACCTTCTCGACCAACGTTGCTGCCATAGCGTTAAGTCAACCACAGGTTGAGACCCCGGTCAACCTGTCGTTGGTGGTGCCTCTAAACCCTAGGTTGCATGCTTACGGCATGACTGCTCTCGGCAAAACCATAAAGGCACGGCTCAAGGCCCTCGGCCAGACTCAGGCGTGGTTGGCCGAACAGGTGGGCGTAAGCGAGAACGCGGTATCTAAATGGATCAAGAACGGCGAAATTAGCCGCGAGAACATCAAGCCCGCCGCCGACGCGCTACAGATCAGTGTCGCGCAGTTGCTGGACCCACACCCTATTCCAGAGTTGGATGAGCGATGGCATTCCTTCCCGCCGTCGCTGAAGCAGCGCGTACTAGATCTAGTCGACGAACTCAGCTCGAAGCGCAGAGCGTAAAAAGGACAAGACGTGGGCCTGCGGTGGGCCTGTAAACGATGGGTTAGGCGTGGCTGGCTCAGGCCAGCCCTTACTCGATGGCGCCTCTTTCGACGCAGCCGTCAATTCCACCTACTCATGGCGGCCTACTTTTTTGGGGTCGCCCTCCTTTGGAAATTGCCGCAAGCGATTTCTGCTTTCAAGAAACTTCTTCGCTGACCGAGCCGCCAGATAGAGAAGCAGGCCGGCAATAATGAGCTGGTCCACTAGGTAGCTCAGCGCCTCCACGCAAATCTCGCTGCCCATGATAGCCACCCCAACGATCTGACCGGCCGGAATGGCCGTGGGACGACTATACCAAATCGTCTCAACCTGGGGTTGACGCTGAATATCAACCTATGGTTTACTCCTCTCAACCGGACGAGAGAAGTAAATGCCAGCCACGAACCGCCAACAGCAGAACGCCGAATCCCGCATCCGGGAGGAAGCCGCTCTGATCGCCTGGCGCCAGTGCGTGGAAGAGAACGGCCTGCAAGGCGCCATCGGTTGCGCCCACCTCGCGTGGGACGCGGCTGAAGCCTTCATCAACGAACGTCGCCAGCGCACCGAGCGCAGCAAGTAACCACCACGGGCACGGGGAGCGAGAGATGGGAGTAGCAGCATACAACCGCGGTAGCGCAGCCATCAGCCGGCAGATCAACGCCGAGGCGCGCCCCGTCGAGTTCGAAATGATGGAGCAGTTGAACGCGCTCCCGAAGAACGACAACGCGCCCGCGCCATGGGGCGAGATTCATTTCATCGCCGGCCATGGCGGCTGGTGGGCCGAGTGCCCGGTCAAGGGTAGCGGCTTCTGGTATCCGTCCCTGCGCGAAGCAGTGCGCAGCTGGCGCGTTGAAATTTACGCATACGAGCACGGGCGATGGATCGCGCGACCGAGTCAGAGGATGGCGTCATGACCTCCATCACCTGCCGACCGATTTACGAAGGCCGTCGCTCGCTGCGCCAGAAGTTCGGCATCTACGCCGGCTCGGTGCTCACGGTCATCACCACCCGCTACCCGTCCCAGCTCATGCGTGACCTGCTGGCCGGCGATCCGCGTAACTCGCGCGACCCGATGAAGTACGAGGGCCGCGATTGGAGGGTGTCATGAACTTGTTCCCAACAATGTGCACCGGCCTTGAGCGACATGCCGAAGCGTTTGCTGAGTATACGCAGGCCGGCATCAACCGAATTCTTTCCCCGCGCACCGCTGTTTCCAGCGCGATCCCCGAAGTGAAAGGCCCGCAGCAACCCATGCCCGGTATCCCCGCGCTAGTAGAACGGCCTGCCCCTTCGTCCCCCGCTACACCGACTGCCAGGACTGCAGGAGTCGGTGTTCTTTCGGAGCCAACGATGGGTGACAACGGTTTTGCCAGCTTCAGCCGCGACGTGCAGGCCATTGAGGCCAACATGCTCCACACGCAGCTGCTACTGCGTCAAGCGACGGCCGAACTGCAGGCGCGGCAACGACTGATCGAGCACTACCGACGCAAGGACGCTGATCACGAGCGACTGATCGGCAAACTTCTCAACCTGCTCAACAACGACGACCTCGACGGCGCGCGCAACCTCGCGCAGGACAAGTTCGACGCGATCCACGGGCCGAGGGAATAACGATGGACGACCACAACAAGCTCATGGCCTACGTCCTCGACTACCCCGAGGAAGCGGCACAGGAGATTGCCCGGCTTCGTGAGACTCGCATTATCGGCCTGGCTATCTCGTTCCTCTGCGGCGTGCTGTGCGCGCTGTGGTTTTTCTAGGAGCCTGTGATGAGCAAGAAGCAAGAACCGATCCGCATGCCGGCGACGCTGATCACCTACGGCAACGCGCCTGGGTACAGAGACGCGAGCGTCACCGTCGAGGTTGTCGACGGCGGCAAGCGCCGGCAGTTGGAACTCGTGCTGTCGCCCGAGGCCACCGAGACGCTGTGCAGAGAATTTCTGCGCTACCACTCGCTCGCGTGGCACAGGGACCGGCCGCTGGACGCGAAGCCTCATGAGCAGACACGCCCTGCGTGGGTGCCGGCGTGGCCGAACGTCTGAGCAGCAAACAGATCGCCGGCTGAGTACCCAAAGATCAACTAGGAGTTGGAAATGTTCAACACCGCACAAGAACTTGCCGCTGACATTGCCCGCGAGCTGCGCGAGCACCCGGAGCGATGGACGACCGGCAGCGCAGCCCGGGATAGTGCGGGGAACCCAACGGCCTCAGTCGATCCGCGCGCTGTGTGCTGGTGTCTGTTCGGACACATCGTCAAGCGACGCGATGAACGTGCCGGCTTCATCCCGAACGATCTACTAGAACCGTTCTTTGCCGCCGCTGGCCTCAGCTGGGATGTGGATGGGTTCGACGAAATCAACGACAACGGCACCGTCAGCGACATCATCGCTATCTGCGACAAGGTCGCGGCCCTCAACTCCTAGAGCGAGAGCGCGATGGAAGACCTGACATTTGAAGATGTCCACAGCAAGGAGATCGAGGTGTACGAGTTCGGCGGCAAATTCGTACTGAACATCTACGGCCACGATGGCGAGTGCGTCGGTGCCTATCTCCAATTGGATCAAGCGCGCGTGCTTCAGAGGAAGCTCGCCGAGTACATCGAAGAGCAGAGCCGCTAACCCTCAGAGAGATAACGAGCATGAGTAAGCACACACCGGGCGAATGGTTCACCAGCAGGCCCAACAGAACGATCTACATCGAATCGCGTATCGGTGGCGGGATGCTTCAGGAGGTCGCCGCTTGCGGGCCCACCGAAGCGACAGAGCAGCAGGAAGCTAACGCCCAGCTGATCGCCGCCGCACCGGAGCTGCTGGAGGCGTGCAAGACCATGGCCGAATGGTTCAAGCGCGAGCACGAAGGCTTCCCGAATGCCGGCCAGGTCCGAACAACACCAGCAGGCGAGGCTGCGTGGCGCAAATGGTGGGAAGAGAACCTGCGCCTGTGCGGTCTGGCGAAGACCCAGGCCAACGCAGCCATTGCCAAGGCCACCGAGTAGTCAACAGGCACGAACGGACTGGAGCATCCAATGAAACAGAATCCCTTGATCGGCAAAGTCATCACCGCCCTCGAAATCTCAGAAGACAAGGAGGCTCTGCGGTTCGTACTCGACGACGGCGAGTGTGTCGTGGCGTGTGATGCTGACTGCTGTTCGCATACGTGGATTGAGCACGTCGAGTTGCCGGCACTCGGTTTCCCTGCGCGTGTGGTCGCCGTTGAGGATCTGGACCTGGAGACCAGCGAAGCCAATGACGACGAGCTGAAATTCTACGGCTGCAAGGTCACAACCGATCGCGGCGAGATCGTCATCGACTATCGCAATGAGTCGAACGGCTACTACGGTGGCAGTCTGACGTGGCCCGGTGAGCATCACTACGGCGGCGTGTTCCAGCAGAACATTTCAAACCAACAGTGGCGCCCGGTCGCTTAGCCCACTCTGGAGAAAGTCCTTGAGCACCATGGATGACCGTTTGTTTCTAGCGCTGATGATCTTCGGATCATTCTTGGCGGGCGCTGCCGGTGCGGCGCTCGCAATTTTCTGGAGCCCGTCATGCATCTGACCGAGAACAGAACGAGCGTGCTGCCGATCGCGTCGACGTACGCCTGGGAGAGCAAGCCGCGTCGCCGCTTTAAGCGGTGGTTGTTCCGGCTGCTTGGTCGTCCGGTGCTGCCATGAATGCGAAGAACATCGTGACGCTCATCCCCGTGGCTCCGTTCCTGCTGGAGCTGCACAGCGAGCGGATGGTCGACGTGATGCATGCGCTGCATGACGCCGGATTCAAGGTGACCTGCTTGGCCGGATCGATGAATCGGTATCGGGTCGAAGATACACAGACTGAGGTGGGACAGTGAGCGCAGCAGAAGAAACAGTGGACTTCCTCGGTATCGCATCCCGAGTTCCGTATCGAGAGTACGCAGCTCTTCGTGGTCGCTCCATTACGCGCCTGAAGGAGCTGAAGCGCTCCCCGAAGCACTACAAGCACCGGCTGAACAATCCGAAGGAAACGCCGTCTCTCACGCTGGGCACGGCCGCACACACCGCGGTGCTCGAGCCGGAGCGGTTCAGTCGCGACTATGCAATCTGGGCGGAACGCACCGAGTCCGGGAACCTTCGCCCGCGCAACGGCAAGTTCTGGGATGCCTTCGCCTCTCAGCACCAGGACTGCACGATCATCACCGCGAATGAGTACGAAGACGTTCTGGCCATCCAGACCGCCGTGCGCAGTGACCCGATCGCCATGCGCTACCTGGAATCCGGTGACCCGGAAGTCTCCATGCAGTGGATGCTTGACGGGCATCTATGCAAGGGGCGCCTGGATTGGCTGACCACCATCGACGGTGAGCCGGCGCTGGTTGGCTTGAAGACGGCTCGCGATTGCCGGCACTTCATCTTCGGCAGTGCTGCGGCGAAGCTCGGCTACCACCTGCAGTGGGCCTACTACTTCGACGGTTACACGACCATAAAAGGTGATGGCGTTGTTCCGCGTGTCGTGGAGATCGTCGTCGAATCGGACGCGCCGCATGCCGTGGCCGTCTACCAGATCCCCTTCGACATCATCGAGCAGGGACGCGAGGAATACGAGGATCTGCTGGTCCAGCTCGCTGAGTGCGAGGCCAAGGGCGAGTGGCCCGGCCCTGTCACCGAAGAACAAATTCTTACCCTTCCGTCATGGGTCTACCAGACGCAAGACGATCTCAGTGAACTTGGATTGGAGATGTAAACATGGCTGCGCAACCGAAAGTTATTCCGAAGCCCGTCGACTGGGACGAACTCTACCCTGGCCGATTCATCAAGGCCGGCGACCTGAAGGGCAGGAACGTCACGCTGACGATCTCGGCCGTGCGCGTAGAAGAATTGGTCGGCGACAAGGGCCCGCAGATGAAGGGCATCATCGGATTCGAGAAGACAGACAAGGCACTCGCGCTGAATAAAACGAACGGGCTGTGCCTGAAGGCGATGTTCGGTCGCAAGGTGCAGGAGTGGGTTGGCCGGCGTGTGACGCTGTTCGCGTCAACGTGGGACGGGGATCAGTGCATTCGCATCTACGGATCGCCGGAGATCGCGCAAGACATGCAGGTGACGATTGCGTTGCCGAGAAAGCGGCCGTTCGAGATGACGATGCACGCAGTCCGTACGGGTGGACCGAAGCTTGTCGAGTCGCCGCAACCGCCACCTGCCGAGCCGCAGGATAGCACTGAAGGCTTGGAGGAGTAACCCAGCATGAGAGGCGTTAACAAAGTCATTCTCGTGGGCAACCTGGGGGCGGACCCCGACACGCGATACATGCCGAGCGGCAAAGCGGTGACCAATATCCGCATCGCCACCTCCGAATCGTGGAAGGACAAGCAGACCGGCGACCAGCAGGAGCGCACCGAGTGGCACTCGATCGTTCTCTACGACAAGTTGGGCGAGATCGCTGGCGAGTACCTGCGAAAAGGCTCGCAGGTCTACATCGAAGGCAAGCTGCAGACCCGCAAGTGGCAGGACAAGGAAGGCAAGGACCGCTACACCACGGAGATCATCGCCAGTCAGATGCAGATGCTTGGAGGCAAGCCGCAGGGCGAACGGTCAGCGAAGCCGCAGCAGGAACGGTCAGCACCACCGGCCGATGACGGCGGCGGCTTCGACGACGATATCCCGTTCGCTTTTGCGTTCGCTGTTCCTGTCGCCGGGATACTTGTGGCCGTGCTGATGGCTGGGTCGACCATCGGACTTGCCTGATGGACATCTTCCTCACACGCACGCTTGCCGGCTTGGTGCCCGCTGACGAAGCGGCCAAGCAATCCGTGAAGCGCTGGAAGATCGGCGAGACGCTGAAGTGCTCGGTTCGGAAGCCACGCTGTTACAAGAACCATAAGCACTACTTCGCCCTGCTGAACCTGACCTTTGAGAATCAGGACCGGTACACCAGCTTCGAGCACTTTCGGAAGGCGGTGCAGATCGCGGCTGGCCACGTTGATGAGTTGATCACGATCGAGGGCGAACTGGTGCTACTCCCAAAGTCCATCGCCTACGACGCGCTGGACGAGATGGAGTTCTCGAAGGTGTTCGGCGAAACGATGACGGTGTGCGCCAAGATCCTTGGTGACTTGGATCTGGATGAGCTTCGCGTTGAAGTGGAAAGGTATGCCGCATGAGCGCCCTCACCGACTACGCCAAGGGCAAGCCCTGCCTGATCCGCGCGCCGGAAATCTGCACCTTCCTGGACGAGCAGACGGTGGCCTGCCACGTGCCGCTGATGGGCTACTACGGCAAGGGACTCAAGATGCTCGACTGGTTCATCGCCTTCGGCTGCTTCAACTGCCATGCCTGCGTCGATCGTGCTCGTTACAAGGATCTGGATGAGGCTTTGGTTCGGACGTGGCACCTGGAAGGAATGATCCGGACGCAGGCGTACATCCTGAAACATGCGCCGCATCTGGTTGTGAATCTCGCGAAGGCTGCTTGAGAGATGTACCGTTCAATTTCTGAGCACATGCAAATGCCTAATGCAACAAATATTAACAGTCGTTCTAACGCTATCAATTCGGCAGCGACGGCAGTAGCACTCACTCACAATCAGCCGCATGAGCACATCAGCGGCCGTCACCGTCAACGACATCCTGGACCGATTCACTCGGGACTACATTCCTTCCCTTGGCGAGCGAACGCAGAGGGACTATGCCCGGCACGTTCGAGACCTGCGCCGGCACTTCGGCCACTTCCTGGCCGACGATCTCAAGCCGCGGGACTTCCGCGACTTCATGGATGTTCGCCGGGGCAAGATCCAGCGGAACAAACAGCTGGCCGTGCTCTCGTGTGCGTACTCGGAAGCAGTCGGCCGCTGGTATCTCGCCGAGAGGAATCCCTGCCGCGATGTGAAGCGGCACCCTTCTCGCCCGCGCGATCGCGAGGTGACGGACGAGGAGTTCGAGGGCTTCATGGCCACCGTGCCGGCTCGCATGAAGCTGGCCATGCAGCTGTCGGTTGCGACCGGCCAGCGGCAGGGCGACATCCTCTCGCTGCGCTGGGATCAGGTCGACAAGCTGGGTCTGAAGATCAGGTTCAAGCAGGCCAAGACTGGCAAGCGCCTGGCCGTTCGCATCTCGCCGTATATGCGAGAGCTGCTGACCAAGTGCATGGATATGGCGCCAGACGGGCCCTATGTGATTCGCCGCAGAGACGGCGACCGCTACACCTCGGATGGCTTCCGGGCTATCTGGCAACGCTACCAGCGACGCTGGGCGAAGGCTGGGCGAGACAGGTTCACCTACCACGACCTCCGCGCTCGAGCAGCCGCCAAGTGCAAGACGATCGAGGAAGCGATGTTGCTGCTCGGTCACCAAAATATATCAATGACAAGGCGGGTCTATGACAGAGCAGAACGAACCGTCGACTCCTCCGAATAGTCATCGGGCACCCGACGAGTTGAACACCGAGAACGAGCTTATCTGCGAGAAGCTGCTCGGCTGGAAGCGCACCGTACGCGGCAAGTTGAGCGGCTGTCAGTTCTGGAACACTGAGCCTTCGCAGATCCGCACGCTTGCCTTTACTACCTGGGAAGAAGCCGGACTGATTCTGGAGGCGCTCCAGGCCGCCGATTGCATCGTTTCAATCAGCTTCGCCGGCAAGGGCGGGTACTGCGCCATCAACTCCGTGAGCTCGGACGCGAAGCCCATTCCGCTCGCTATCCGTGCCGCCGCTCTTAAATACATTCGAAACCGCGACAGCTGGGAGCGTGTATGCGCCTGTGTTGGCGGGACCGGCTCGTGTGATGGCCACTGCAATCTAGGTGATCTATGACAGAGCAAGTCCCTTCTGACGCCCTGCTCCCCTGCCCGTTCTGCGGAGCGTCTGCTCACTTCGGCGGCGACAAGTACAGCGTCTACGTCGCATGCGACAGCAACGATTGCTTTGCTGCGGTGGGTGAAGGTTACGACCGCGACGCCATGCCAGACCATAGTTTCGCGGATGAAGAGGCGGCTGCTGCCGCCTGGAACAGGAGATCGCAGTCATGACAAAGGATATGACCTTTCAATCGGTACTGCCGGCCGGCGAAGAGAAGCTTCGGCAGTTAGACCCGCCGCCATCGAAAGATCTGGTCGATTCGCTGATGGAGGACGTGCAGTGCTTCGCGTCGGCGTGGTCCCTGGTTGGAGGTCGCTTCGACAGAGGCAATATGCTGGAGGACGCCGAGCACCAGAAGGCTGAACTCCGAGATCGCCTGACGAAGGTGTTAGCTACTCACGAACCGGAATCGGCTCCACATTCCGCAGATCGCCTGACGCGATTCACTGAATGGCTGGTGAAGGAGATGCCAGCCGGCACGGTCATCGGCGATCCAGTGTGGTGGGCACGTAAGCTGCTCGCCGCTGCGTGCGTGTTCGCAGATGAGATGCCCACTCCACCGTCCAGCGCCCTGCAATCGGCCATCGACCTGATCGCCGATGACAGCTACGCGATCACGTTCCAGAGCATGGCGCAGTACCGCACCGCGGTGCTCGGCATTCTGCGAGGCAAACAGCCCGCGCATCCGCCGGCAGTGGATGACGCACAGAGATCCGCCCTGGTCTACGTACTGCGCGATCTGAAAGCCGGCATCGCAGAGCACGCCACCGACGTTGTCTGGTATAGCGCGATCCAAACGGCCTGCGACCGCATCGAAGAAATAGTTGCGGCGCTGCCTGCCCCATCGGCAGCTCGTTACTGCCCGTTCAATCACAAGCCGTGCGAGCCAATCGACTTGGCCGACGAGACATCGGAAACGAAGGGAGAAGGCTGATGAGCGTACTCGACAACACGGTCACGGTCTGTAGCGCATGCGAAACCGCTGCTTGCTGGCAAGGCTCGTTCATGTGCGACTACGCCGAGACAGCCGGCATCAAATATTTCACCGTCCGCGAACTTCACGAAAAGCCACGCGGGGAGAACGCCGAGTACTGGTTCAAAGATCCAGATACCGGCAAGGTCGACCAGACGCTGCTCGAAGTGTTCAAGCGCCTGACTGCGTCATCTCTGGGAGAGGGACATGACGCTGGTTAGTTGCGACGTGAAGCTGGACCTGCAGAACGACGCGATCGAGTTGTTCGGGATCCGTTACGCCCTGACATGCTTTCGCGAACTTGGACTAGGCGAACCGGGCGACACGTTCCGGATCGTCTCTCGCGAGTCCGACGGCGTCATCGTCCTTCAGCGCATCTCGCGGGAGCCAACAGCCGACGGCGCGCTGAAAGATCTTCGCCAGAGACTCGGGATGGAAACGTGTGCGGCTCCATCGACCGACCTTCGCGACTACGGCTACGCGCCGGGCAACTATTCGGGCAAGTGCTTCACATGCGAGCAAATGATGGACTTCGTCGACAAGCGCTGCCACTGCTGCAAGCCGTGCGCTCAAAAGAAGATGGACGCGGCCTTTGCCGTGTGCACACCTGCGAACCGGTGATGTGATGCAAAACTTACTCTGCAAGATCCTTGGTCATAGATGGCATCCAGACGCCGCCGAGTTCTATTGCATCTACGACTGTGAGCGCTGCGGCCACCACGGCTCAGGCAACGAGTGGAACCTACGTGAGCGCATCGCCCTGCGTCTCTATTGGTGGCGGTACGGGGCTGGCCTGCGATGGTCGTGCATGCGTGAGTGGTGGAAGTGCTCGGAGTGTGGCGGCCGATTCGGCAAGCACAACTACGACGAGTTTGACCACATACCTTTCTAAGAGAACCGGAGCAGACCATGGCTAGCAAACGTAAAGGCATATGGAATCGAGCGGACATTTTCGCCGCCAAGCACGCGATCAATGCGCAGCTGAAAGGCCCGGTGCATGAGTATTTGAGATTCGCTTTCATGCAGGGTTACATGGCTAGACAGCGCGACGAGCGCAGAGCCGCGCAGCGTCGAGGAGAAGACCGTTGAAACTGACCAAACTACAAGCCGCGTGTCGAGACGCCGTCGAGCTGTGGTGCGAGAAGCGCAAGATTGCGCTTGTCTCTCGGCCGCACCACATCTATCCGCGATGCTATGTCCTCGCAAAGTCCGGATCGAGCCTGGTGATCGCAAGACCAGCGGCGGATGCTGAGCCGCATCTACGGGATCTCGAAATGAAGATCGGTCGAAGCTTCGACATCGTAAGTCACTTCGATGCGTCTTTGGAGCCAGCGCGCTGGTGCACGTCCGCCTACGTCTGCACAAAATCATGGCAGATGACTGTTGCCATCCCGGTAGTCATCGTCTAGTTGAGCAGTGCTATGAATGAACCCTTTTTGACTCCGGAAATATTCACAGCGATCTGCATCCTGATCGGCTTGGCCGTGCTGGCTGGATGTTTCCGGAATCGCTAACTAATGGTCCGCTGAGGAGAACAGAATGAACGAACAGAAGTATGAAATCGTCGGAACTCTCACCCGCGAACAGGCGGAACAAATCGCCGAACTGCTGGCCGGTAGCTCCGTGCTCTGGTGCGAAGGACATACCTACCCTTGTGACGGCATTGTGATTCGTCCAGCGTCGGGCAAGGGGGATGGGCAGTGACTCTGAAAGACGCGAAGGATTTCACCGTATGGCTGGCCGGGTGGTGGGTGTTCGGCCTGTGTGTCACGTTTGTTATCTGGATGCTGCCCCTCACACGCGACACCACCGACGGCGAGTGGCCGAACCGAAGCGGCGTGCGACCGCGAACGGACGCCTTCACGGGCTGCCAGTACCTGGAAACATCGAAGGGTGGCATTACACCGCGGATCGATTCACGCGGCCGGCATCTCGGCTGCAAGTCGCAGGTTGAGTGACGGAGAAGACTATGAGTTGGATGCAGAACATTCGCGACGGAAGACCTTCAGACAAGCCGCTATTCGGCTGCCTGTTCGGTCATGACTGGGATACGCATCAGCACCTCTTCGCGCCAGATGATCAGCCAGCGGCTGGCACACGGCTGGTGGTGATCGCGTGGAAACAGTGCCCGCGGTGTGGCGCGTCGAAGCTGATCCACATTCTGAAATGAGCTTCTGAGAATTGCGACCCTGAGCAGTCATGACGCGTTCCAAACGCTTGCGAGAGAACCAGAAGGTACGGCAGTTCGAGCACCAGAACGGCTTGTGTTGTTGGTGCTTGGAGCCGATGGAGTTGAAGATGATGACGCCCGAAGAATGGAAACGTCGGTCTGATCACCCGAGGCTCGCTACGTGGGAGCATCTTGTCCCGAAGGCCCTGGGTGGTAACGATTCACTCAGCAACCGCGTTTTGGCACATCGTGCCTGCAACAGTGATCGAGGCATCCGGGCGTGGCCGTCCGAGTTCCAGCCCTACTCTGCTTCGACCTAGAGAGCGAGATGATTGCCGATTTCAAAGCACTGCAGGCACTGGCCGGCTCCAAGAAACCTGGAGCTGTCAGGGCGTGGCTGGCCCGCAATCGCATCAAGTACTTTGTTGACAGCAAGGGGCATCCATCCACTACCCTCACCGCCCTGGATCGTGCGCTACATCGCGGCGAGTCAGTCACTGAACCTAATTTTGACATGCCAACATGGGACAACTCACCTGCGGACTTACCATCCCCGGCGTCACGGAAAAAGACGGCCGCTACTACAAGATCATCAAGAACAAGTGGCACGGGCTGAGCCGCATTGATGAGGGAACAAATCCGCTGCTCCGCGCCCTTCATGAGCTTGACCCGCTGCGGCCTAGAACCGTTGGCGAGCTCCTGAACCTGTACCGCGCCGTTGGGATGGATCATCTCGCGGAGGCGTCGAAAGCGGATTACCTGAACATCCTGAAGCGGCTGGACCACCACTTCGGGCATATGCCGCTCGGGTCGCTGAAGACAAACCACATCGCCCACTACAAGGAGATGCGCCGCCGCCGCGGTCGTGGGGGCGTGCGAGCCAACCGCGAGATTGCCGTTCTGTCGGCGGCATACGAACTGGGCTTGCGGGAGATGGCGGTAGAGGTCAACCCCTGCCGCGGCAGTGCTCGGAACCGTGAGACGCCCAAGCGCCGAGTGGTCACCGATGAGGAATTCTTGGCCGTGTTTGAGCGCTCCAACGAGGCGTTCCAGGACCTGATCGCCGCTGCCTATCTCTCTGGCGCCAGGCAGACCGATGTCATCTCCTGGAATCGCTCAGAGCACCTGACGCCGAAAGGGATCGACTACGTCGAGAGCAAGACCGGTAAGCCGCACCTGAAGGAATGGTCGAAGGCGCTGCACTTCTTTGTCGAGCGCGCCGTCAATCGATTCCCCGAGGCGGATCTTGTGTTCACGAACACTCGAGGGCTGGCGTGGACGACATCAGGGATCGCAAGCCAACTGGCGCGGCTCAAGTCGCCCTGGTGCTTCAAGGATCTGAGGGCCAAGGCACAGACGGATTCAAAGCATTCGGTGCTTGGTCACGGCGCTGTGATGGAGGCTATTTACCGTAAAAAGCTGATCACTCAGCCGGTGCGATGAGTGGAATATGCTGAAAACACCGAAGGAAAATCGCACTTCTAAGAAAAACAAAGTCGCACTAGATTTTTCTTAGAGACTTCATGGTAGATTCATCGGTAATTAGAGGCGAAGGCGTTGGACTGTTAATCCGTTGGTCGCTGGTTCGAGTCCGGCCCGGGGAGCCACCTCAGCTTCTGAGGTGGCCCAGAGAAGTCCACTAAACGCCGTAAAACACTACCAATCCGGCGTTCCTGATTACCCGCATCTCAGCGATCGCCGCGCAAAGCCTAGCGCGCTGCCACGCCCGACACCTTTGAAGCGATTTCGCGCTATTACCTCTAGCTAAGGCCAAAGAGCATCAGTGCAAGGACGCTCGCCAAGAGGTCCGGCCGTTACGAGGCGTTCGCCTTCTTTCATCGGCAAGCTGCCGATCACGTCGATTGCTGGCGGCCCTGCGCCGCTTTGAGGAGCGCGGGGACCATGAGACGGCTCATCGCGTGCGCACGGAATGCGGAGAAGCCTTCCGCTATGCCGTCGCGACTGGACATGCGGAGCGCAACCCCACCGGCGGCCTCTCGGCGCGCTCGCCCCTCGTCGTTCGCAACCACGCGGCAATCACAATCCCGTGAAGACTGGGTCAGCTGCTGCGAGCCATTGACGGCTACCAAGGTCAGCCGGCGACGGAATACGCGCTGAAGTGCGTATTCCACGCGATGGTGAACAGGGTTTCCACGGGATCGTGAACACCCAATCCACGGCAACGTGAACACGATTCCACGGGATCGTGAACACTTAGGTA